AGGAGTTAAACAATGAGTTTTTGGAGTTCAGTAGGAAGTGTAGCGGCTAATTTTGTATTAGATCAATTTATAGATGATCCTAAGCCTACAGGTAGTGGAGCTTCCTCTGCAGCTGCACAGAAACAGTCTGCACAACAAACAGCATATCAACAAGCTAATCTAGCTCAACGTAGAGCAGATACAGGTATTCGTGAAGGTCAAGCTACTAGTCCATTTAAAGCACAGAATGAAATGGCTAACTTCGTTAAGTCTAATATCGAACCAGATGACGTACGTAATCAAGTTGTAGCACAGTTAATACGTCAAGGGGCTGATCCTATAACAGTTAAAAATATCTTCGCACAATGGGATGCACAAGATAAAGCTTTAGCATCTCTTCGTAAAGATTTACCAAAAGAAGGTTTTGCACAGACACGTATAGTGTAGGAAGTATAATATGGCACAGAAAACAGAATTACTCGAAGTAGATTTATTAAATATGAAACCGATTCCCGGAGCTAGTCTCACAGAAGAACCGGGAAAGAGGCCATATGAGCGTCCTCCACAGATAACGAAACCGGATAAAGCCTTACAATATTGCCTCAATGGTATGTTAGGTAATGAAGAAGTACGAGATGAATTATTTGATGTGTTAGATATGGGCATAAGTGTTGAGACAGTAGCTTCTGCATTCATTCTTCAGTCTTTTACAGAAGGTGTATTTGATCCGAATATATCTGAACTTATAAAAGTTCCTTTAATACAGTTTATTACACAAGAAGCGGCTAAAGCAGGTATTGAAGACATGAACATAGTAAATACTGATATGCCTAAACAAATACAGATAGAAGATAAACTTCAGGTTATGCAATCTCTGAATCCTCAAAAGTTTAAAAGATTACGAGAAGAAGGTATGCAAGATGTAGCGTCTATGATGGATATAAAAGATGAGATGAACATAGAAGAAGTTTCTATGCCCGAAGGATTTATTAATCGTAGAGATATGGAGATGGCTCAAGATGGCTAATATTAATTTAGGAAAGATACGTAGTTTAGGCTATCAAAGAGGATTTGCTGAATCAGAACTTAGTAGGCAACGTGCAGAAGCTAAGATAGCTGAAGAAGATAGAGCGTATCAACGTCTTCTTAAACGAGATGAAGAAACTCGTGCGTTTCAAGCTGACCAATCTGAAAAAGGCAGAGCTACTACTATAGAACAAGCAGGACTTACCAGAGAACAAGCAGACAAAACAGCTAAAAGAGCGTACGATTTAGAATTACGTAAATATGACGAAAATGAAGCAAATAGATTAGATGCTGCTCTAGTAAAAAAAGAAACGCAAGCTAGAACTGATTTTACAGCAAGTTTAAATTCTTTAGGTGATAATTATAAATTTGAAGGTAAAGATTTTGAAAGAATAAAATCAGTATTTGTAGCTAGATTTGGAAAAGTATTAGGTATTTCTTTTATTAACGAAAAAATTCAATTACACCGTTTAGGAAATAAAGCTAAATTAAGTGAAGGAGAACGTGTAAAATTAAGAACAAATGATTTTGCCACAATACAAGATTTAGGTAAAGGAGGATATCCAACAGAAAACAGTGTAAAAGCTGTGTATACTCCAAAGATGCACGAAAGAATGCAAAGTTATGGTAATTTTCCAAATGTGCCTTATAAAGACCAATTAAAAATTTTTAAAGGTATTTCTCAAACAGTAGCCGCTAATAAAAAGTCTATAGATGAAAACATGGTTACATATGAATTACCTAGTGGTGAAATTGTTCCATTTATAAATACACAAGCGTATGAGTCTTCTTACAAAAATAAGGAAGGTTCCGCACTAATAGCTAAATATAGAAGTAGGCTTTTGCAATATGAGGATTTGTTTAAAAAAATGAAAGACGGAGGAATGCCTGATGGAGCCATAAGAAAACATAAAGCTTTTAACGCTTTTCTATATGAAAAAGAATTGCTACAAAGTACTACAAAAAAAGGAATACATATTTACACTTTAAAGCGATATCCAACAGTTCAAAAACTTGTTGCAAAAGAACCAGAAATACCTTCTCCAGTTATACCTACAAAGGTTATATCAAGACGTAACGAGGGTCAACCTGAACTTATTAAACAAATATACGCTTCAGTTTCAGAGCAGACTTACCCTAGAAATAGTGAAGACCTTTCGAAAGCTTCTTCTTTTTTAGTTGCAAGCACAAAACAGGGTGGTGTTGATTTAACTTTAGGTGGTTTAGACCTAGAAACAGATTCAGAGTTAATTAATATATCACAAGCTAGTAAATTAATGCAAGATTGGGTAAAGGATAGATATAGAAAAGGTGATAGGTTAGACGCTCTTGTTACATTTATGCGAGATAACAATATATCTAAAAAAGGACAAGAAGTAGCAGACATTGTTGATGCTGTTATGTATTTAGAACCAGATAAAGTAATGAAACGAGATGACGATACACAAATGCCTAGAAATAACAATCAGATATATGATAGTTTATCTGAAAATGTAATTGGAAGTTTTAAGAAGAAAGCACAAGATCAGTTAAATTCTTCTAATGAAGCACTTAATATGATAACTGTATTAGAAGGAACAGTTTCGTTAGTAGAAACAAATCCATTAGGTCTTGGCGCTGGAATAGAAATGTTGACTAGCGATATAAGGTCTTATGGAAAAGGTATAGCAGATTTTGCAGGAACAGCATTAGGAAATTTAGGAGAAAAATTTAAAAGTTCTTTTATTAAAATATTTGGTGAAGATAATGATTTACAAACTATAAGACAAAGAAATATAAAAGCAGCTACCAGTGCAGAAAATAATCGTGGTAATTTCATGGGAGAGAGGAACGAAACTACTGAGTATTTTGAAAAAATAGCTGAAGAAATGAACGCACAAACAGATGAAAACTTAAGAAAAAGTATTATTACATCAAGAGAAGCAGGTTTAAGAAAACTTATTGTGTTACAAAAAATGGCACTGACTTACCGTTTATCAGGATTATTTCAAGGAGATTCTTCAGGTAGGACTATTTCTAACCAAGACTATGATGTAGCTGCTAGTGCATTATGGGGAGAAGGCTATTCTTTCGGTCCTAAAATGGAATACCTAAGACAATTTTTTGAAGCAAGGAATAGTAGATTTTCAACTATAAGTGATAGTGTTGATTCTAAAACTATTAAAATAGCATCAAGAGTGCAAGATTCTGTTGCAAATTTTAATACTTCACACTTTATTCAAAATGTTTTAGGTAAGAATGTAACTCCTCTGTATGCAACAAAAACACTACCTAATGTTAAAGATGTTCGTATAAAAATACGAAATGAAGTAAATGCCTCTGTAGCGCAGACTATACGTGAAACCGAGAACGAAGATTTAAAAGATATTGAGAATTTAGCTCAATTAGGGGATAAGTTTGGTTTTTATCTGAAAGCAATTACTGACGAAAAGGTACCTGATGGTGCGGGTTTAATTAAAAATACAAAACTTCCTAAAACTAAGAAAGTAGTAGATGTTTTAAAAAGAGTTGTTACCGGAATATTTAAGCGTACTTACAGTGACGAAGCTGCTTTTAAACAAAAGTATCCTGATAAAGACTATAATAAAAGTCTTGAAAGTATGCTAAATAGTGTAATTGTACGCGCTTATAATAACTTTTCTAAGGTTGAAGGAAATTAATAATGGCGACAATTGATTTAGATCAACAAATGGCTTCTTTATCTACTGAACCTAAGAATGTTGTTCCTTTAGAAGAACAATCTATTCCTACAGAAAATATACAAATTGAAGATTTAAAAATAGGTATGAGTAAAGGACCATCTTCAATTCCTCATCCTCATGAGAATGAGTTAGACGCATTAGAAAGAGTAACTGCACCTTTTCAAGAAGGAAAAGAAGAGGATGCTACAACAGAAGAAATAGATTTGTTAGATGATGCAGTACAATACGGTAAAAGGTATCTATCTAACACAGCAACTTATTACGAAAATATCGCAAAATCAGCAGTTATGGGAGCAAGTAAAGATTTTATATTTGCTCTTCCTGAATTAGCAGTTCTAGCTGCAGAGTACGGTTTAATTAGAGCACCCTCTGCAGTACAAAGAACTGTAGAAGAAGGTATAAGAGGTATTTCTAAACTTGCTGTTCATGATGCGTATGAAAAATATGTAGGAGAAGCTATTTTTAATGATCCTACTTTTTTTGAATATAAACCTATACTTGACGAACAAGATGAAATTGATAATTTTTTACATCATCAAATACCTGCATTACTTCAGGCTGGATTAGACGTTGCTGGTATTGAAAAAGATGTTAAAGAATTTCCCGGTGCTTATAAAAAGTATGTTGATCATATACATGCTGCTTACAAAGTTCCTGAAGATCAAAGAAGTATCGAAACTGATTTTACAAGATTATTCACCAGTATGTTTATGCCTTATATGGGAGTAAGAAGAGTATTAGGAAAAGACAGTCCTGAAATGATAGAAGCTTCTTGGCTCAAAGCTAAAGAACAAATGTCAAAAATGAAAGATGAATTATCTGATGTTGTAATCAAAAGAGAAGCAGCTACAGGTAAAACAATAATATTTAAAAAAGGTAAAAAAGATAAAAAAGGCCAACCAATACCAAAAGCTTTAGACCCTGATGCTCTTAAAGAAATAAAAAAAAGTAAAGGAATTTTAAGAGCAGACAGATTTAAAGAAGTTGCAATACGTACAGGTATTTTTAAACAAGGACGCAAGTTAGCTGAATTTTCTATAAAATCAAGACATTTAGGTAGAGCTATGGCAGGAGTACCATTAGCAAAACGTCTTATGGCTGGAACTAAAAGAGAATTAACAGACGATGCATTAGTAGCAAGTATAGCCGCAGGAACAATGGTAACTACTGAAAATCTTTTAAAAGGAACTGAACTAGAACCATACGCTAAGTTATCTTTTATACCTGCTTTAGTAGTTGCTCCTTTTGCTCCTGCTGTTATAAAAGGAAGCATACAAAGTTTTGACCAACTAAGGCATCTTGGAATGGCACATATTGAAGGAGCCTTGTACGGAGATACGTCTGCAGCAAAATATCATATTCTTCGATCTAAAAAATACTCTGATAGACAAATAGCTGGAATGGATGAGAACACACAAGTACAATTAGCTTTACTTAGTAAAAAAGAAATGAAAAATGCACAAGAGTTTGGAGAATATCTTCAGACATTAAGAAAAAGTGGTACAGAAGAAGATAAAGCAATGTACGAAGACATCGTAGCTGGTATAAGTTTTTCTATGGAAAGTGCTAGGCGTTTGTCAAAAGATTTACGTAGAGATGTAGAAAAAGGTGTTCTTAAAGAAAAAGATGTTCAAGGTTTAGCTGATCAGTTTCCACTACTTATAGATCAAGTAGCTCTTCTGTCTGGTTTGTCTTATGCAAGACAACAATTAGTAAAAGGTTTAGAAAGTGGAGGTTTTGCTAGAACAAAGCGCGTTCTTATGATTAACGATTTAGACAGGATGCAAAATATAATTGAAGGACAAACAACAGGCCTCGTTTTATCTATGAAAGGAATACAAAATAAAATTCAAAAACAGTTAGGTATTGATGAAACCGATGAAAGCGTAGTAGGTATTCTTTATGCAAATCTTGAAAGAGAACTAATAAGAGTGCAAGAAAGCGGAAAGTTAACTAGAAGTAGTGTTGAAAAATTAAGTAAAGTAAAATTAAAAGATGTTGATGCAGCTAACAACGCTGAAGTTCGTAGAGCCACTGATAGTATTTTTGGTGAAGATGAAACAAATGCAATAACACATGTGAGCAGAGGTATTAACGCTACCCGTGCTGAAGACCTCGCGTCAATTGCTAAAGAAGTTATGGGTAATACTATGAAGAGGGAATTAAATTCTAGCGTTAGTAGAATTAATAGTATAGTTAAAGCTAAATACGAGGATGCATTTAAAGAAGACATGCTTTTACCTACAGATGCTTTATTAGCCAATCATGCAGATTTTTTAGAAGGAAACATTGATAGTGTTTCTATATTTAAACCTGTATTAAAAAAATTAGAAAATCAAGAGAACAGAATGGTTTTTATAGCTAGGCAAAAAGGATTAGAAAATCTTAAAAGAAACCTATCTGATAGTGAATATTATGATGAATTATTAGCAATGTATGCGAGATTTGATTCTAAATTAGGAAAAACAAACGAAACTATTTCAGATTCTGTTGCTCAACAAAGACAAAATTTTGATGCTGATCCAGAGGAAACTATTAGACAACTTGAAATAGATTTACTTAAAAGACCATTCTTTATGGTAGATGATCAAGGTGTGAAAAGAGTAATTAAAGATGTAGATAAAGATGGAGTTGAAGACATGATTATACCTACAGCTTTAAATGCTTCAGAAATTCATTTGATAAGAAGAGAAATAATGACTTCTTATTATGGAAAAAGGGCTAGAAATGAGATAGAGTATTCTAAAGCTAATTTTGCTATTCAATTTGATAATGCTATAGAGAATATGTTTGATTCTTTAGTTAAACAAGAAAAAGATGTAAAAAATATTTTTGGTGTACCTATAAAAATAGCTTTAGATCAAAGACAGAAAATTAAAGATGCTAATACTTTTTATAAAAACACTATGGGTAAAACGTATAAACAACGTCTAGGACAATTTTTAAGAAATCATAGCAGAGAAACAGGTGGCGCTCAACAAATAGATGTTATTGATGCTGATGAATTGTTTGACTATTTTATAAGAAATGAGGGTAGTGGACACACTCTAAAAGCTGAACAATTTAAAATAATGTTTTCTCAGTTAGATGCTAAAACGGGGAAACCTATTCCTAATACAATAAGTCCTGAAGCCATAGCTTTGTTGAAACAAGCTTTGAGGAGACACATGGTTAAAGGAGAAGGAAACGAACTTGGCTTAAAATCACTGTCTAATAGTTTTGTATCTAATTTTTTAACTGATACTCCAATGTATCCTACAAAAAAATCTATTTTTACAGGTTCACCTCAAGCTAGTCTTAATCTTTTAAAAGGAGCAAATAAAGAAGATAAAAATTTATTTTTTTCTGCTAGACTTAATGAAAAAACATATGATTTTGGTAAACTTCCATTTAAAGAACATTCAGATGAACTTAACATAATATTTAAACAATTAAGTGAGGATAAACGAATAGCTTTGGAACGAAGTCTTTTAGGCAGCGTTCAAGAAACTAAAGGAGATACAAGTAGATTATCAAAGATATTTATAAAGAAAGAGGTATTTGAAGCTGAAAATGCTTATCATTATGGTAGAGAACCTTTAAATGTTTATAAAAAGAGGTATGAAGAGTCGGGTAGACTTGAAGATTTGGAAGAATATACTAAATTAGCAGAACAAGAAAGAGTTGTTCAATCTAAACGAACAGCCGAAACGTTAAATGTTGCAGGTGTTCCAAAAGCATTAGCTGATGAAGCTCTTGAACTTGTAGGACCACGTATCTTAGAAACAAGTAGAGCTAAAGGTAAAAGCCCTATTCAAATAACTTTAGAAATTTTTGAAGATAATCCAGCACAACAAGAAAGAGTGCGTTTAGCTCTAAAAGGAATGTTTACAGAGTATATAGCTGAAAATGCTTTTAGTTTTACAAATACAAAAACTCTTAAAACAGTTGTAGCTGATGCTCCACTAAAATTTCGTACTAAAAAACAAAACGAAATAAGAGGAGCTATATCTTTATCTCAGACTGTTAAAATTGAAGATTTTGCAGATGTTCTAAACAAAAATCAAAAATCTCTTGAAATATTATGGGCAGATGATCCAGAACAATTAGAAAGAATAAAAAGGATATACCAACTAGGTGTAGTTACAAAAGGCAAACCTGCAGTTATGTCTGGTATAGGTGAAATAGTTTCATCAACTACTCCCGGTGCAGTTATATCTAGATTATATGGTATATCTAGAGGTGTTATATCTCCAAGATACGTAGCAACTGAAATGGCTGTTAAAAGAGCGCAACTGATGAACAGCACACACTTGTTACAAACTATAATAAAACCTTCTACAACTAAAATTGTTGATGAAATTTTAAAAGATGTAAAATCAGGAAATATAACAAAAGACACTGTTAAGAAGACATTAAACTTAGCCATAACATTTTTTTATCTAAACATGGGAGATGATGATCCTAGAACAACAAGAGATGAAGGTTGGATACGTGATAAATTAGATACTTTTGCTAGGCGACTGAGAGGGTCTGATATTGAAAATATGAATGAAGACGTTCCTTTTGTTCCTATTGATTCTAACAATACCCCTTCAAATACTCTTCCTGATGTTATCCCTTTAGATTAAGGAAATAATATGATCCCCTTAATAGGCCCAATTATCAGTGCAGTTAGTAACATCGGTGGCTCTTGGATGGAAGGTAAACTTCAAGAGACTAAAGCTAAGTCACAGGTTAAGATTGCTAAGGCTGAAGCAGAAGCAGAGGTACACAAAAAAGTAGCCACTGGTGAAGTTGAGTGGGAAAAGACTATGGCAGCAGCTAGTGGGGAAAGCTGGAAGGATGAATATTTAGTAGTTATCTTGACTGTTCCTGCTATCTTAGTGTTCGTACCGGGAATGGAAGACATCATACAACGAGGCTTCACAGTACTCAATGAACTGCCTGAGTGGTATCAGAATGCCTTGATGATAGCTATCTCAGCATCCTTCGGTATTAAAGGCTTCTCTAAGTTTTTAAAGAAGTAATTTATTTATATCATCATAGTAAGATTGACTTAACGATTTTACCCTGTCTATGAAAGCAGCAATGATGTGTGTGTTTTCATATTCAGGAACTTTCTTTCTCATAACTTCTATAAAATCTTTAGAGGGAACATTGTTGTATTCTACTTCGATGTTCCCTTTCGTATTTAGAATTACCTTGAGTTCTGAAAGGATAGTTTCTGCTTCTCTCATATATCTACGACTTCACACACACCTGCTGTACAGGCCAACTCTTGTGATGCTTTAGTGTTATCTTCTGACTCAAACTCATTCATCTTCTCCCAATCTATGTTGCTAGGGGTTATTTTATATAGTTCTTGATACTCCTCTTTAGTACAATCTTGGTAAGGAGCTTGTCGATAGGTGTGATCAGAGTGGGGAAGAAAGCTTATGCCGCTAAGTCTATCGAAGTTCTTATAGCACCATGCACCTACTTCCATCCACTCCTCTTCACGAACACTCACCGTAATAGAGGGTTTGTGTTCACACCAGTGTTCACTGTAAGTTACCCATAGTTCTAGATGCTCTACTGCAGAGAGATCATTACGGGTTACAGTCTTTCCTGTACATTTTACTGGAAAGGAGAACACGGTATTATTATCAGGAGACATGACATCAGGCTCATTAACGACACCTGCCTCTTTCAAGAACTTGGTTAAGGGGTCTTTATTGTCTCCTCGTACAGTACGAATATAGTACTGTGAATGCCTAGGATGTATGCCACTAGCTGCATTAGTTAACTGGCTAACTGTACCAGAAGGTTTAACGCATGTAATAGCGGCTGCGGCAGGAATACCTAACACCTTAGACCATTTCTTATTTATTTCTACTGAATGTTCTCGCAGCTTGTTCAACAGTTTCTCTAGAGACTCTCCGTTCTTATTAAGCAACGGACAATCCATGATACCTGTTAGGGATACGCCTAATAGACGCTCCTTCTCTGTCGTATCCTTCCAACGCTTTCTAAGATAGTGAAAGTCAGTTAGAGAGGCTTGGAAAGTTCCTAGGATAGTAGCATAGGCAACTTTCTCCATCAGTGTCTCTGCTGTATCGTTAGGGCGGCAGACTGCTTCTGTAAGATTACAGAACTGATTAGGTAATAGAATGATCTCACTACACGGGTTAGTGCCGTAGTCTGCATCACCAGATCGTCTACCGAAACGTGCTGCTTGTTTCTGTGCAGCCTCACGATTAAACATACCCCTCTCACCAGACTTACTCATCACCAGTGCAAGCCATTCTTGCATAAAACTTTCGACACTAGGACGATGTGTATAAGCTACAGAGTTATTGGCTAATGCTCTCTGTGGTTCTGTGTTATACCATTCTCCTGCTTTAGCATGACGCATACGATCATCGTAGAGGTCACTGAGAGATAGAAGAGCAGAACGCCTCACTCCCCCAGAGACTACAACATCTCCTACTTTACATACGATGTCGTGACATTCAATAGAGGAGAGCTTACGTCCTTTAGCTTCTGTGAAGATGTTTATAGTAAATTTAAATAAATCCTCTAAGGGTTCTGGGCCAGAAGCTCTACCACCAAAAGTCTTCAATCGTGCTCCTGCAGGACGTAGCTTACTGTAATCTATCTTAGGAATGCGATTAGTATAGAGATAGCTGATAAGATCACGTAAGCTCCTAGCCCATCCTTCTTTACTATCTGCTACAGAGATAAGGTCATCTGTGTGGTAAAAAGATACATTAGGAATAGAAGGAAGACTATTTATAAAATTACGTTCTACTGAGAAACCTACACCTGTTCCATTCATTAGGATATAGAGTATCTCATCGAAACAACGAGGATTATCTATAGGAACGTAGGAACAGTTATAACCTGCTATATTCTCTCTAGCTAGTGCAGGACCAGCTGTCATCAAAGCTCTCATAGAGGGCATGATCTGTTGCTCTTCTATCATATACCCTAATTTATCGAAGATTTTACTCAATGAAAAATAAGAAGCAGGTTGCATCTCTACTGATTTCTTATCTAATGTCTCTAGTTTTAGTATATGATCTTTAACGAAAGAGATATAACGCTCTATTGTTTCATCCCAATTCTCACGCCTACCTTTCTCATCTAACCAACGAGCATAACGACTCTTATAGATAAAAGATTGATATGTGTCGAAAGAATTACTCTGCTGCATTTACTGTTTCCTTTATATTTTCTACAAATAATACCTCTTTTCCGTTACCACCTACATGTATAGAGAAGAGATCAGGTTCTGGTTCTGACTCTGACAACTCTACATCTGCTACACTGAGTAGCTTCTCTAAGTACCATTGGGCTTTCTTGAGGTCTTTAATCTTGTGATCTTTATAGTTACATCTCCAGAGATACTTCATGACATTACCACGAAGATACTCCTCGAAACCTTCTTTACTCGTACACGCTTGAATAGCATCTATACACTCTACTCCATGTTCATTCAAGTTATAATGTTGTGGATGATTAACATCATCATTATGCGTCATAGTCATCATCTCCTTTCTCCTGTCTATCTGTAGTGTATCTTGTTTGAGAAGTCAAGTTTTCATTTAAATCTTTCGCACATTTTTTCTGTCTGTAGTTATTAAAATTTATAACTTCTCCTTGTCGAGACTTTCGCATTTCCTCTTCATACTTCTTATGCAGGTGTTCTAAACCTTCCGTAAATACAAAATCTGTGTCTAACTCTAGGATGCTCAATAGTCCACAAGCAATTATAGTGCAAACAGGATAATCTTCATCTAAAATACCCTCTTTCTTGTTATAGTCAAACATAGATACATTAAAGTTATCTATATCTTTATCATCTTGCTCTAGAAGGATCATAACACCGGGAGCAATTGTATTCATTTTATTTTTTTTACTCATTTCTTTTAGAATAGTCTCTATCTTGTAGATAGCCTCTAAGACTTTATCTTCGGTATCATCCATTGTTCAGGCAACCTTCTATCTGAATATTTAAAACCATATCTATCACACCACTGTGCATAGGTAGTCTGAGATTTTTTACTTAATCTATTATTAGCATTTAAAAACACAAACCGTATATCTAAATCAGGATGCTGTTCCTTAATCAATAGATGTTTAGTACGATCAGCGGATACAAAATAACCCTTAGTCTCTACATAGAAGTCTCTTTCTTCGATGTAGAAATCAGGAGTATAGTGCCTAGCTTTAGGAATAAATTGTATCCTGTCTGGCTCATACTCTGCTTTAATCTTTCTTTCACGTAAATCTCTATGAAAGTTAGCTTCGAACTGAGATCGAAATCTCTTAGACAATTATAGCTCCTCTAGTTTATTATATAATAGTTCTGCTTCTGTTATACGTCCAGTAGTGTAGTCATAGTACAACTTAGTACACTGTCCTGTCAAGCCACTAAAACGATTCTTTATCACTCTAGCATAAGTTGTGTGTCTCTCTATTACACAGTCTGCTTGGCCGTTACGTTCTAAGCCTATTACTATGTCTGATAGTTGTCCTATGCTGTGTGATCCTCTGAGGTCACTGAGGCTCACATTGATTGAGTTGGTTTCATGTGACCCTGTAGAAGGTCGGCGTAGATGAGATACCATGAAAAGACAGATACCTAGCTCTTGTACTAAAGTTCGTAGCTTAGTTACACAGGAGTCTATAGTCTTTCGTTCATCCATAGCATTCTCTTGAGCACTCACAAGTATACTGATATGATCTAATACGATGTATCGACATCCTAATGCTCTAACCAAATAACGTACACGGGCTATGATGTTTTCTATAGTATTAGAGCCGAAGTGATCGAAGAAGAAGAATCTTCCTGATCCTAGGACATCATCATAAGACTTCCGATAGGCTTCATCCTCTACAACAGTATCAGGAAGGTGAAGAGGCTTATTCATATGTAAGCTCATCAGGCTCTCTGCTGTAGCTCTTACGCTCTCTTCCATAAACATCAAGCCTATGTTCTCCTCAGAGTTAGCATAGATATGATAGATAATCTCACGTAAAAAACTACTCTTTCCGATACCTGTACCTGCACAGATTGTTACGAGTTCTCCCTTACGAATACCGTAGGTCATATTGTTCAAACCAGTAAAAGGATAATCTACTATAGATTTTTCTGGACCTTTTATGAGTGTGTCCCATAAGTCAGTACCTGCTACGATACCATCAGGAGTGAAGCTATCTGCATTCCACCAATCAGCGGTAAACTCTGTAGCTTTGTTCTCCATAAGATACTCTGACGCATCTTTGTACCTCATCTTCATTATCTTAGCTTTAGGAGAGAGAAGTTCTGCTATACGGTGTGCATTCTCCATACCTGCTTTATCACTGTCGAAAGCTATAACAATACTATCGAAGCTCATCAGATATTCGTAGTTGTCTTCTATGTCTTTAGAGGCTCCCGCAGCCCCTGTCTTGATAGATACACAAGGCCACTTACTTTCGAACATCTGGTGAGCTGACATAGCATCTAACTCACCCTCACAAATAGTGATATATTTACCACCTTTCTTGAAAAGCTGTTGCCCAAATAGACCAGCTTTTCCTATCGTGCCTTCTACAGAGAAGGATTTGTTCTTACCACGTATCTTATTAGCGATGTGTTCCTTCCAACTGTTGAAGTATGGATAGAGATGCTGCCCACTATCTGACACTGTTACACTGTACTTATAACATGTATCCTTAGTGATATTACGTTTAGCCATAGCTTTTGTAGTTCCTACAGTAAGCTCACTGTTGTTCTCTACTGTAGAAATACCCTGTTCGTTTTCCATTACACCACCTACTGTTGAAGTATTACAAGAGAAACAATATTCACCGTCTTCGTATATAGACAGTGCGTCACTGCTTCCACACATAGGACAAGGTTGATGGGCCTTGATAAGTTTAGACATACTCTTATCCTTTTACCACGTTAGAAGTTCATCTACATTAGGTACCTTAGAGACTTTAGTGAAGTAACGGTATCCATTAGAATAACGGAATACACGAAGACCTTCACCACCATTAGCATCTGTCCAGCATCTATCCTTATAGTCACAGAAAACGCATCCTTTGTCTAGTATTCTATTACCACTCTGACCATCAGCAATGTCCTCATGACACTTAGGGGGTATCTTCTTGGAGGCTACTACTTTCTTCAAGGTTCGTACTCTTTCAGAAGCATTGATAGTCATCAACTCATCTATAGGAAGCATACATATGTCCCCTGTGTTTTTATTGATTGCGAAGAAACCACCCTCATCTAAATCTAACGCTTCCATATAACTGCTAATCTGTCCTATATAACCGAAAGGATCAGCATTAATCAGGCTACCATCTCTAAACTTCCTGAAGCTATAATCTGATGCTGACTTAACATCTATTAAAGCACCATCTATAACAGCATCTATATGTCCTTTAACACCTTCTAAGGTAACTTCTTTCTGTCTATGTTCTACCTTATGTCCTGCTTCCTCTGCTAGATAGAGTAGAATAGCTTCTAAGATGTGTCCGTAGAAAAAACGCATACGAAGTTGAGGAGTTTCTTTACGTTTGATAGGATCATTTATTTCATACCAGAGCTTACGATCATCCCTTCCTACAGCCGATAGACGTAAACGCTTTGTCTCTCCTTCGTAGGGTTGTAGAAATCTAACCATCTCTTCTTTAATAAGTTCTAAAAAATCATTTAATTTATCTGTATCTAGTTCTTCTTTACCGTTCAATATTAATTCTTGAACGTCTGTAATAAGTGTAGAGATATGTTTCTTTTTTGTTTTGGGCATACTAGCTCCTTTAAAATTAAAATGGGGATTTATGAGGCATCCCCTGACCTTTAGACTTATGTAACGATAGTACCGTCCCTCTCTACCGTTTTACTCCTTCATTGTAGAGTACCCTACCATTAATATAATAGAGGTAGTACTATTTTAGAGATCGTCATCGGTATCGAATGGTATATCATCTGATATGTCCAATACGAAACCGTCTTTTTCAACATCTAAACCAGTTGTACCCCCAGTATATTCTTTGAAGTCAATAACCATGACTGCATTGAGAGAGGCACTCGTACCTGATTTCTTCTTGAAATTCCAATCATAAGGTGAAACAGAAACCTTCACCTTACTTCCATTACCAACTGAGAGATTATTAGGCCAAGGATTCTTAGCTGCATCCATGACTTTAGGTTCAATCTTAGTTTTAGCGATAATGTAGTGACCGTAGTCTTCCTTATCTCCTTCTCCTTCCTTCACAGGGATACTTAATTCCTTTAAGGCTTTTACGGTAGAGTTATCTAAGTTACATATATTCATCTCATACTTTTGAGACAGATCATTAACTTCAAACAGGCTAGCCCACTTAGCTTCACCTTTAATTACTAAATTAGTACGCATATTATTTTAGCTCCTTTTTGATTTCAGTCTTTTCGGTTTCAGTGTGTCTCTGCCCAGTTCGTGCCTAACTTCGCATCGGCATTCAAAGGCAACCGTACACGCAGTATACGCCCTGCTTTTTGCATTGTCAAGTCAGATGCAAAAATAATTTCATCAACATCGTCACGGTGAACCTCGAACTGCATTTCATCGTGAATAGTGTTAACAAGATAGGCTCGTAATTTCTTCTCTTTTATATAGTCATCCATACATACAGACCATTGCTTACAAGAGATTGCTCCAGCACCTTGTAGCAACGTATTTAAAGAGGCATGTTGATGTCTGACGAATATTCTACGTCCGTCTAACCCCTGTAAAGAACCTTTCTCTGCCATAGTCTGTACTCTTGTTATGAGAGTGTCTAGTGTAGGCATATTAGATAGAAAGTCACGTTTAAGTCTAGCACCATCTTTAGCGGTTCCACCTACGACAGTACCTAATTTTTCTGCACCTGCCCCATATAAGAAAGCATAGATGAAAGACTTACTTTTAGCCCGTGTATCTAAACCTGCTGCTATCCTGTTTACCTCATGTGGATCTCCATTCAATACAACATCTATATACTCAGGGTCTTTCATATAATGAGCTAACATACGTAACTCTAAACCTTTAGCATCCATACCTACTATACGGTAATTGTCATTAGGTACAGTGAAACAAGCCCTACATTCTTTACCGTAAGGTTTGTCATTAGAGACAATATTAGCCATATTAGGATTAGCATGGGTCATACGTCCTGTAACTGCTCCCATAGTGTACACAGTACCGTGTATCCTACTGTTTGTGTCCAAATTAGTTAACCATGCCTCTACGGTCTTCCAACGTGTCTCTAGCATCTTCCACTCTGCTAACCTCTTAGCAGCTTCAGGAGCTGTGTCGTAGACTGTATAGAGATTCTCCTCACAAATCTTAGGAGAGCCTTTAGGTGTAAACACTGTAGGCTTCCAACCGTACTCGTTTAGACGTTGTACTATCTGTTTAGGGCTGGCTAGATTAAACTCCTTGAAAACAATGAGAGAGAATGGGCCACTTACATTTTGTATACCTGATAGACCTACCTTAGACATCTCACCTGCCTTAGTGTATCTAGGTTCTATACTCCTTATCAGAGTAGCCCTAGGAAGAAAATCTTTATGTATTAGTTCTTCTATCTGTTTAGCTTTGTTCTTGGTTTCTAGAAAAAGGCTAACTGCTTTATGTTTATCTACATAGAAACCATGACGTTTCTGTTTATCTATTATATGAGCTATACGATACTCTAGCTGTGCACTTTCTTGAGAGAAGTTCAAGCCTTCTGCACATAGATGCTTATAGACTTTTTCTGTCACTAGAACATCTCTTATACAGTAATCTAACATCTTCTCCGTATAAGTTGAGAAATCTTCGAAGTCTATCTTATCAAAATTAAGTTTCTTTCCCCAATTACCTAAAGAATGTCCACCTTCTCTTTCAGGATTGTATAGACGAGATAAGATTAATGTGTCCTCTACGTTCCTAAGTTTGATAGACGTACCCCAAAGATTATTCAGAATAGGAAAATCGAAAGCTATACCGTTATGTGCTATCAAGACATCATCAGGTTTCAGGTAATCTATTAAACCATTTCTGTCTGTGAAATACTCAGTTTTACTGTTAAGCTCTTTACAGACTACACACCATATTCGAGTAGCTTTTATAGCATCTGTTTCAATGTCTATGATGATCTTACGGGGCATCCTCTGTCTCCCAACGATAGAAAATATGATCTTCTATCTCTACTGTCTTGATCTTAGAAGCAGCCCAAGCAGGTAAGATATACTCTGCATGGTAATGTGTAGCTCCTTCGGTAATATCTAAATAGGGTACCACTTGATTAAGTATCTCGAAGGAGAGTCTATAGATATAATCGTATGTTTCTAGATCAGTGGGTTGATCTGATTTACCATCACAGTACCAACTAAACTGACACCTGTTTCTGACGGGTATATTTTCTCCTGTACCCTTCCAAGATAGCACTGTTGGTCCTTGCTGTACAACTTCACAGATAGTGTCTGGATACCTGTTATCGGCTACCCTGTTCATCACTACATTGGTTACAGCTAGTAGACCAGCTACACCTTGATTACGTGCTTCAAAATACATGTTGTCTGCTAGACAAGTGACTTCTTGAGGAGTAACTCCCATAATAAACCCTGCAAATAACATTTCTTTGATCATCTGTATATCCCATATACTTGTGAAAGGTCAATAACTATCTCTAAAACATGAAGAGATATTTCGATACACAATAAAAAAATTATTAATCTGAAATAAAACACCTTAGTAATGTAGCTATGTGTATGTATGTTACTAAACAAACGGTTAGAAATAAGGAAAGAATATAATAACCCCTGAGTTATGAAAGGGAACGTAGCTCTAAGGTATCTACGTATATTCATTTTGTATTTACTTTTAATTCTAAATTAGATATCTTTCGCATACTTTTCATAGCCTTTTGATATACTTTTAGTTCTTCTATGTTTTTTACTATAACTATTACAGGTAACTTAGAATTAGTAAATTTCCTAAGATACACTAAGCGTTTCTTAGCTTCTTTCTCTGTATCTATACTATTCATCATAACTTCTATTACTTTCAATCTTCCGGTTATATTTAGTTTTATCTTTAACTATTCTTTGATTATACTTAGGACTATATAATTCTTTAGCTATGTAGTTCCTTTTAAAGTCTCTACGTTTTTTACGCTCTTGACGTTCTAAATCTCTTTGTCTTCGTCTGTAACTCATTGTCCTTAACCTATTGTTTTTATTTAAAACTTTTTAGTTGACAACCATTTTCTATTCAGATACTATATGATTTGTCAATGTATTTCAACAACTTTTTTCAAGAAAGTTAAAAAAATGTCTTTAACAAAAAAAGTTAAAATTAAAAAATTGAAGAAATCTTCTAATACAAAAAATAAAGTTCCTTCTGCTCCTAAACACTTGACAGAATCAACTGCTATGTGGAATAAGGTAATGAAAGGTAGAAAGTTTTCTTATATCGATTTTAAACGAAAGGTAGAAGTATGTTTATAAACAATTACGATACGATGTTTAATCAACCTAAAGAACATATTATTGAAGCTAAAAACAAGAAAGAAGCTATTCTTAAATTAGTAGGTAATAGTATATTTAATGTATCTTTCACTAAAAAAGATGGTACATTTAGGTCATTGACTTGTAGGCTTAACGTAAAAGCTCATTGTGGTGATAGTGCTCCTACTGTTGATCAGGATACGTTTCTAATTGTGTTTGATATGGACCGTAAGAAGCATATTAACTCTAAAGGAGATAAGAGGCGATTCTATCGTAATGTTAAAATTGATAACATTCACCATATAAAACATGGTGGTAAAAAATATTGGCTTTGAAGAAACAGTGTGCGTATGATGGTTTCTGTAGTATATAGTAAGGAATAGTAGGGGAAAACTAATGAAAGAAACAGAAAAAGAACTTTTATTAAACAAAATTTACAACTTGTTAGGCGAAGCTTATAGTTTATCTGAAAGACATGAAGATTTATCCGATATTGGTTCTGCTATATCAAAGGCTAAAGACATCGTTGATGATTTAGCTACAATATTGATAGTGAGGAAAATATATAATGTGGAACATAGTAGAAGAAGTATTTGATGAAGGGGAATATTGTAGGGATTGTGAATATTTAGTAGTAACCTCTACACACCCTAAAGAAGTAGAATGTTCTTTGTTGTTATTTGGACCACCTGAGTTCTGTAAAGGATATGATGATTATATAGACAGGAGTACAGAATGCCTTTAATAAATCAATACCGTCTACATGAAAATGATCCGATGCTTAATCCACATACTTTTTATGTGTACCTAGAAAATGATGCACAGAAAGGTGGAGACCATATTTCTCAGATGTTACGTTGGAGAGAAAACACTCTTCCCTTAACTGTCAAGAAAACAGGTGGAGAAGATATTAAATCTTACCACTCAGATGAACAGTATATTCCTATTGTTTATCATCTTAACTTAGATTTTGAAAAGATCAGAAACAGATTAAATAGACAATGTGTTGTAGTGTTTCCTATGGAAATTGCTAACTCTTCTCATATTATAGCGGCACACTATGAACTTAGTTGTCCTAAGTTCTTCAAATATTTTTGGGAAACTTTAAATAGTGTTATGATTCAATATAAACCGAGGGAGTACCCTGACCATCTATAATATTAGATATAGATACTATAGACTTATGATGTATATATACTTGTGGGTGTTTAGTAGATACTCTAAAGTAGGTAATATCTTTTATCATAAACATATTAATTATCTTAGAAAGATACAACGTATGAAAAGGATTAAATATGAACAAAGCTAATAACATGACAGCTAGACGTAGAATGTACGAGACAAAAGAAGATAGAGGACGAGAGAAGTCTACCATAGATTTTGTCAAAGATAAACTAGGTTTAGGAGAACTCGTCAAGTTACCTGTCAAATATAAACTTGATTATGCTGAACTAAATGAAGATAAGCATATAATAAATTTTATAGAGATTAAAAATAGAACTGTCACTAAAAGTCAATATGATAGTTATATGCTCTCAGCAGATAAAATGATGAGTGCTTATAACTATACTAGAAACTTTAATGTAGGTTTTAAACTAGTAGTACGTTGGAAAGATGTAGTAGGATATTATAGTATAAAGAGAGATGATTATTTTTCATTAGGTTTTAATGGTAGAGTAGATAGAGGTGATTGGCAAGATGTCGAGCCTGTAGTTTACATACCTATAAAGCAGTTTAAGGATGTATTTTAAATGAACAGTTTACGAATAAAAAAAGGTGATAAAGCTCTAGAAGAAGAGAGTAAGTACGCTGAGTATGATGTAGATGGTGATGGTATAGTATCTGACGAAGAACTTAAAACTATCCACGCTATCAACGAAGAAGCTAAGTCGGAAGCACAGAGAAACATGGCTTGGGTAGCTATGATTTCTATGATCATATTTACCTTGTTGGTTTTTTTACCTATTTTTCCTGATAGCCGAATAAAAGCACTTGCAGATTTATTCGGTTTGTTTTATATAGGTCAAGCAGGGGTTGTCGGAGCCTATATGGGGATGACAGCCTATATGTCAAATAGCAGCGGAAGACGTTAGAAATGAAGCTACCTTTCGATTACGAACCATGTGATAATTATAAAGCTAGACTAATGGCAGAACAAATGATCAGTAGTGGATATTCGAATAATTACGATGCTGCATACGAAGTTGCTTGGGATATTATAGAAGAAGAGAGATATTGGGATATAGAGGAAGAAAGCGAATGAACATCTTTTATCTTCATCATGATCCACTTATCTGTGCTAAGATGCACTGTGATAAGCACGTTGTAAAGATGATATTAGAGTACAGTCAGTTACTCTCTACGGCACACCATGAGTGTGATGGTGTTCCTTCTATTACATGTTATAAAGCTACTCATAAGAACCATCCCTCTGCTCTGTGGGCTAGAGAGAATAGCTATAACTATAACTGGTTGCATACTCTTTTGTGGTATCTCTCTGAAGAGTACACTTATAGGTATAGAAAGGTACATCTTACTAAACGTAAAGGGATAATAGATGATCTCTGTAATACACCTTATGAACTACCTGAAGGCGTAAGTAACACACCTGTACCTCAATGTATGCCTATACACTATAAGAAAGACGGAGACTCTATTGAAGCCTATCGTGAGTATTATGCTGGTGACAAAGCATATATGGCACGGTGGACAGAGCGAGATGTACCTGTATGGTACACAACAAAAATACGTGAAGCCGAGATGAAAGGAATAGAAGATGGTTATAGCAGTAATATTAATATCCTTAATAGTAGGAATAGATCAATATCACGATAACGAATGGAAGTATGTAGGATACCATGAGTGTAATCAAGTTGGTACAGTGGTGCAGACTAACGCTAAAGTGTATCCTGCTCAGGTAGAAGGTTATAAACCTTATATCTTGTTTAAACAGAAGAATGAAGACGGGAGCTATGTAGTAAGTTGTGTACTGACAAAGCCTTGATTAAGAGAGCTTGTAAGCTCTATGAAACTGTTCGTGATATATTAGATGAGAAACTTGTCACTGAACGTGGTACACAACATAACTTGAAGGGTTAAACTAACCTATTTCGGTAATAATTTTGTCAATCTTTTTTTAAAAGATTTTGTCAACCCTTTTTTAAAAGATTTTGTCAACCCTTTAAAACAGAGGAACTAAATATAATGTCTATCAACGTAGAAGTTAAAAAGAGATCAGATGGGAAATATAATGTTTGGCAATATTTCTATGCATGGGAAGGGATAACTCTAAACAATATAAGAGAATTATTTTATCAATGTTTCAACAATTCTGATTTTACACCAGATACTTTTGATCTAGTCCCTAATAATAGGGTTATAGGTCGGTGGGCAGTTGTCGAGGTTTTAAAGAATAAACGAGCTGCTACTGAGTACTGTAAAAGTAAATGGGGGAGACAATGCTTCAAATCTAAGGAAGGTATTTCTGTAACATATGTTTAAAGTGTTTTAATCTAACAAAATAAAAACTTGTGTTATCTGCTTTAATAAATTAAATTCACCATTATCATTTTAGAGAGGATAGAAACATGCCAGTTAAGATTAATTTAAGTGAAGTAGTCGATTCTAAAGCAGAAAAGATATTTGGTAAAGCTAAGTTTCAGCGGAGACATTACGTATTGTTAGCGGATATCTTGGCAAGCGTTGATGATGAGAAAGTAAGACGTAATATAGCAAATAAGCTTAACGTTATGTTTTCAGAGGATAATGAACTATATAGGCCTAATATGTTTTTAAAACGCTGTAATCTTAGTTGACAATCACTAACTTTTGTGCAACTTATGTTAATGTCAATCCTGACACAACACGGAATGGAGATTAAATATGTCACATGAAATTGAAACTATGGCCTACGTAGGAGAAGTTCCTTGGCATGGTCTTGGGATACCAGTTACCAACGACATGACACCGGCTGAAATGATGACTAAGGCCGGTCTAGATTGGGATGTCTCGCTTACGGCTAACCACTACCCACCAGACCATTCAACCCATGCAGGTGAGCCAGTGCCTAATTCCCATTTTATTGAACGATCAAATGACGGTTCAATCCTTGGGGAGTATGTAGCAGGTACTCAATATAAGCCTTTTCAGAATCATGATCTGTTTATGTTTTTTGAGCCGTTCATCGAAAATGGTAGTATGTTTCTTCATACTGCCGGATCGCTTTTTGGTGGTAGAAAAGTATGGTGCATGGCCTCGACTAACGAAGGCTTCACCTTAGGAAAAGACGATCAGGTTAATAGTAACTTATTGTTCACCATTGCCCATACTGGGCAGAATGCTAATAGCGCATTGTTAACGCCTATAAGAGTAGTATGTAACAACACGATGCGTCTAGCTTTAGAAAACTCTAACGACATAGTGACACATAATCATAAAGTACCTTTTGACTCTGAGGCTATGAAGGTAGCTTTAGGCATCAGCTCAAAGAGCTTCGGAAAGTTTGAGACCTTTGCACGAGCTATGGCAAAGAAGGTTCTAACGGGTGAGCAAGAAATAGAGTTTTTCAATTATGTTTTCGGTGGTAAACAAAAAGAGTTGGAGAGCGGAGAATTACAACAGTCGGAAGCCGTCAGGAAAGCAATGTCAGCTTTTCGTGGGCAACAATTCTCTGGTACAGCGGTTAAGGCTAAGACGGTCACCAAGGCAGAGCTTGCAGAGCAAAACGCAAGTCAGGCCGCTACGCTTGACGAGCTTATTGCATCAATC